GTCCGCATCAGCGGTCGGATTCATCTCCTTCCTGATCCATGCAAGCTGTTCGGCCGTTATTTCGTGGCCGTATTGCTCGTAAACCTGCCGTATCTTCTGCTTTTCGAGCGGCGAAAGCGGTTGAATGCCGTATTTCTGGAAATCGGGGTCGTCTTGCTCTATTTTCTGGTCCGGATGCGACCACCAACCGCAGAAAATGCACTTTGCGTGGTGATCATCCTTCGCCTCATACCAGATTTCTTGCCAAATATTCGGCCCCTTGGCCGTGCTCTCATCGACAAACAAACGGTTTGGATTTTTCCTCGCCAAAGAATGGCGAAATGTCTCCATGCCGACGATATTGCCGTAGTTGCACAACTCGGAACGGTGCGAAACTGATATAGCGGAGCCGGTTCCGAGCGTCTGAGACGATTTGGTTTCCTTGACGCCGGCCGCTATCAGGTTTATGCGTGATTTGTTCTCCAGGATCAGGAAGTTCCGGTTATTTCCAATCAGTTTCGGGAAATTGTAGCTTGCCGGGAACCTCTGTATCATATCCACTAGCTCTTGACGGGCTTCCATCAAATGAGCCGATGTGTCAAACATCAGAGAGGCTGTAACGTCGAATATCCCAGTCCAAAATGCCATCAGCGCGCGGATAATGGTTGAAACGCCAAGCTGCCGGCTTTTCAGGACCTTAAAGTCGTGGATATCGTTACCCAGACCGTCGAATATCCCTTCTATGACGGTGGTCTGGGCGCCATATAGATTTTCACCAAGGATGATCCAGCCCTTTTCTTTGGACTTGACCCACGTGTGGTTTAGGAATTCGTAGAACGCCGCCTTGACAGAAGCGGCATGTTCCGGCGTCCAAGCCCCATCAAACGGCACGGGTCACCGCCTAACCCCCTGCAACATGCCACCGCTCCGCTCCGCGTCGGCGATTTCGGCGAGCACGATCTGCACGCGCGTCTGCACGGTCGACCAGAACACCGCCGGGTTGGCTTTGCCGTCCAGCATCAGAAGGTCGATCGACGTGCCCTCGGGGCCGACGATCACGTAGGCACCGCCGAAGTCCGCGCTGCCGTTCAGGTCGATCTTGTCGGCAATCGCGCGGAACCTCGCCGCATGGTCATGCGTATCGGTGTTCATACTGCCCACCCTTCACCTTGGTCGTCAGCGCCTTGCCTACAGACCATGAGCGCATGACCGTCTGCGCCACGTCCGCCGGCACGCCACTGTAGATCGAGCGCTTGCCGCTGTCCCAGGCGACGTGCAACTCCCCCGTGTCTGGGTCGTGTCCGATCTGGTTGATGTGGGACGAGAACACGTCCTGCATCGCCAGCGCCATCACAACTCCCCCTCGATCACAGGCGCGTATTGCGCCCGCTCGTGCGCCTCGAATGCGACGATCCCAGCCGGCGTGATCCGGTGCCACTGGTCCATAACGCGCACACACAAGCGTCTGCTGGCCAGTCCCTTGATGACATCTTCCCAGCGCCCGATGGCCAGCATGTCCTCGTGCGACAGTATCTCCATCGCCACAGCTTCGTTGTCAGTCAGCATAGACCACCTTCCTGCGGATATAGGCTTTGTCGGCGTGCGCGCCACAATACGGCCGCCCGTGGCGCTCGACAGGACACCCGCACAACGTGAAGCGCCGGGTGCCCGGGATGTCGCTCGGCCACTGACATACCGCCGTGCTCACGTTCACCGGCTTTGGCTTGGGCGCAGACCAGACATACCCGAGAGTAGGTTTTTCGTCCGATGACGGTTCGGTATGGTTCCTGACAGTAGCAACCGATACCGCCGCCTCGACAGGCTCCGTGAGAGAAACCAGCGGCGGCAGCGTCACGGCCGGGGCGACCTCGACGGGTGCCGGCTGCGCTTCCTTCTGCGCCAACCGCTGCGCCCGTCTCTCGGCCCCGCCTGGCTTCTTGCGGTGTGATGGCTTTATTCCCTTCTGCGCCATGTCCCACCGATACAGCTTCCCGACGACCGCGTTGTAGCTGACGCCGATCTCCTGGGCTATCTCAGCCCGGTTACTCCCGGCGCTCTTCATCTCCAAAGCCCGCTGCATCATCCATGGCGTCCACGCTTCGCCGCGCCAGTTCGGCCTCGATTTCAGACTTCCGGCAGACCAAGCCTCGCCCGTAGCGCCTGCGCTATCCTCTTGAACACTGGGTTCCATTCGAAGTCCGCCTCCTGCCTGAAGATACGATGATTCGGATACCAGAGCGCCGGCCCCTCTTTGCGACCGATCCGCCAGTCGCCACCGCGGCGCGAGTAGGCGACCCACGTTTCCTTTCCCATCGCACCGCACAGGTGCCCAAGGAACGACTCGATCGTGATGACGAGGTCCAGTTCCTTGATGATGTTCACCGTATCCGTCGCATCCTTGATGTATGGCGACAGGTCCCGGATCAGCGCTGCACAGCCCGACAGGTGCAAGTCCTGCGCCCTGGGGCCGATCTGGAGGGAGTAAAGCTGCACGCCGGGCACATCGTAGAGGTCGAGGAACTGCGTGACAGGGATCGAGCGCCACCGGTCGATCCCGTTCCCAGGCGACCCGCCAAACGCGATCCCGATGTGGATTTTGGCATCCGTCGCCTTCCATCCGGTCGGCATGGTGGTCGGGAAATCCGGCATCCGCCACGCTTGGTGATGACTGGCGATTTGCTCCGTCGTCAGGCCAAGCACCGTCGGCAGGCCCATCACCGGGCACCAAGCGTCGGACAGCGGCAGCATCGTCGTGGCAGGTATCACGCTCACGCTCGGCCAGTCCCGAAACGCCGTGGTCAGCATCCGGTGCAGCTCCGCATGCACCTGGAACAGCACCCGCTTGGCGAACTGCGTGGTGCGCGGCACGAACCGCGCCATCGACAGCGTGTCGCCTATGCCGTGCTCGCTGGCAATGAACAGGGTGTCCAGATGCCCGCCGGTCCACCGCGGATAAGGGTAATTCTGGAAGCTTTTCAGCCCCTTCTCCATCGCAAACCGCGCCTCGAAGTGCCGCAGTCCGGTCGCATAGTTTCCGTCCCACAGGTAGCACAACGCGAGCGCCAGCTCCGCCTCCGGGGACGTTGGGTTCAGGCTCCAGCCGCGCAGCGCGTAATCGATAGACATCGAGGTCTGGTCGATGATGGACAGAACCTGGCTCTGGTTGGTGTAGAGAAACCATTCCTGGTCCTCGCCGATTGCCTCGGCGTTCTCGTCAAAGAAGTCCCTGGCCTGATAGCCAGCGTCGACCGCCTCATAGATCGCGCCGTCGTTCTTCAGTTGGTGCGCGATGTTCACCATCGCGGTGTATTGCAGCTTGGGCGAGTTGTCCCCGTGCTGATGGTTCGGCCCGTAGGGAATCGACAATACCCGGCGGAACGCCGCGATCGACGCTGGCAGCTTCCCCAGCTTGGACAGGCAGATGCCCATGGCAGCCCATGCCACGGCGTTGGTCGGGTCGATCGTCACCGATGAGCACAGCAGCCGATAGGCCAACTCCGGGTCCTGCTCGGACACCTTCACCGCGTCGTTGTGGAACTGGACGCTCGATCCCCTCGCCTGGACGTTCATTACTTCACAAGCCCCTTTCTGATCTTGTCCGCTCGGCAGATGGTGATCGACCAACGCGACCCCGTTCCGGCTTGCGCCGACATGCGGTGAACATATTCGGGGGTCCCGTTCCCGTTGTGCAGGGATACCGGGTGACCCGCGGCGCAGTGCGGACACGCGTCAGCAATCGTGGCCGGCGGGACGCCGTCGTCGGCCATGTTATGCGGCCGGCTTAGGCGGCGATGGCGCTGGCGTCGGCGCTGGCGCCGGGTTGATCTGCGCTTTCAGCGCCTCGATCTGCGCCGTGAAGTGCTGATACATCGCCTCAAGAGGATTTTCCCGGCCATGCCACGGACGCCATGATTCGTCAGCCATCGTGTGTTCCTTTTTCTGGGGTTTTTTAAGCGGCGTCGAACAGATCCACGGCGCCGGATTCCGCGTTTGCCAAGTTCTTTCGCGCAATGGCAAAATAGCCGCCCTTTAGTTCCACGCCGATGAACTTGCGACGCAGCTTGACCGCGCCAAAACCTTCGCTTCCGATCCCGGTGAACGGGGAAAGCACTGTATCGCCCCGGTTGCTCCAAAGCAGGATGGCACGCTCGATCAAACCAAGCTGGAGCGGGCAGACGTGCCGTTCATCCGAATGCTCACGTGCCTGCTGGACGTTGAGCGTATCGGTCTGGCGGATATCCATCCAGACAGGCGATGCCCATTGCTGCCATTGCTCGACAGGGAACGTGTCGCGATCCTGCCCAACAGGCTCCACGTTCTCGCCTGGCGCACGGAACACAAGGACGTAGTCGGCCATGCCTTGGCGCGAGCGGGTGCTGTCCTTCTGTAATTGCTTATAGAGCAATCCCAACGCCTTTGTCCGCGTCATCTCGACCACTGGGTCTTTCCACACGGTAACACGGCTGTGGAGTATCCATCCTGCCGCCTCGTGAGCGCGGATCAGATCGCCGCTGAAATCCTTGATACCGATTACGCCATCCTTCCATTTAGTCAACGGGAGGTCGGAACAATGGACGGCGGCGAGGCGCCCGGGCTTCATGACACGCGTAAGCTGTTCGAGCATGAAGCCGTAATGCCGGAAAAATTCGGCATCGTTGGCGCTGTTGCCCATGTCGCTCTCGCTGTCCGAGTAGACGAACAGATTTGAGAATGGAGGGGAGTAGACGCTGAATCCGGCCGATCGATCCGGCAACTGGCGCAAAACGTCCACGCAGTCGCCGTTATACAAGCTCCAGTCCTGACCGTGCGCATCATTCAAGCAGCGGATAACCATGCCGGCAATCTCCCATCGTGCTGCGGATCATAGGCAACCTTGATATTCGATGACTGGCCCATCGCCCGACGTGCGGCAGAACGCATCGAGCGCTTCATATGCTCGTGGCCATCGGCCTTGCGATCGATCGCGCGGCCGATCTGATCCTCGCCCTCGGCAACGATGATGTGGACGTGGACAGGGCGTGTTTGCCCGAACCGCCAGCATCGGCGAACGCATTGATACCACATCTCGTAAGAGAACGATCGGCCGACGAATACCTGTCGCGCACAGTGCTGATAGTTTAGTCCTTGGCCGGCAATCTTGCCTTTGGTCACAAGAGGGCGCCCCGATGTGAGAAACGCCAAAAGCCCTTCCTCCTTGCGCTCAGGTGTCATCGATCCACGAACATCGATGGCATCCGGCAACCGGCTCAGGACGGCGTCAGCCTCATGGTCGGTATCTACCCAGATCAACCACGGTTCATTTTGTTCGGTCCCGATAAGCCGCGCAACTTCGTCGGCGCGCACATCAGATGTCTGCCGCTTGAGCTTAAACATCTCAGTCGCAGAGACGTTGAAACCAAACAAACCGTCGTCGGGTGTGATCTCAGCCGTTACCTTGTGCTTATGGATGGACATCGGCGGCAGGACGAACCTCGATCCGTCAAACCCAAGATCGTCCGGCGATGATGCCATGACGGCCCACGATGCGACCCAATCCCAAAAATGGTTTTGAGCGTGACCCTTGAGCCGCCAGGTGCCGGTATCACTCGTGTCGTTGATAAACCACCTCATAAGCATATCGGCCTGTGGCATGATCCCGAGAAACTCGGAGTGCGTGCCAAGTTCCATGTGGTCATTAGGCGCGGGGGTGGCGGTGGCGCACAGACGGAACGGTGTGTCGGCAAACATGGAAGTCAGAGCGCGCGTTGTCGATCCCGCGAAGTTTTTCAAGATCGAGCTTTCATCCAGCACGACACATCCAAACGCGGACGGATCAAGCTTATCAATCCGGTCATAATTACAGATATTGATGCACATACGCACATCAGACATCTCGCGGATGACGTGGCAATCGTAACCGAAACGATGACCCTCTGCTTCGATCTGACGTGCGACCGCAAGAGGTGTCAGTATCAGCGATGGTGATCCGGTGAATGCCCTAGCTTGATCGGCAAACTCAAGCTCGCAGATGGTCTTGCCCAGACCTGTATCAAGAAACAGCGCCGATCGCCCCTGCCGCAGGCAAAACTCTGTCGCCGCGGACTGATAATCGAACATGTGGCCAGGCATAGGGCGGGGATCGATGCCAACAGGATCGGCCCGAGGCGCTTTCGCTGACAGAAAGGCCAGATATTCCGGGGTCACGTCAAACCTCCCAAAACGATGTTCTCGAACTCCCGCTCGGCCATAAGCGCCTCTTTCTGCCGCTGCGCTCCGCGTTTCTGCTCCCGCCAACCCACATCCTTGGGCGCGACAGGCGAAACCTTCCCCTCCGCCTCCAGATCGGCCGCCAAATGGCGCTGGTGAAGCTCCCGGACGATGTTTTTGGCGTTCCCGTGCAGCTTAAACCCCGAGTCAACCGCCCAATCATGCACTTGCGGGATCGTCCAGGCACATCCGGCCGGTATTTTCCGCTCTTCCAGCAGCCGAATCGTCACTTCCTGGCCCGCAGACGGCTTGTTGTTCCCTACTTTTAGCTCCAATTGCCCAAAAATGCCCGTTTCACGCTGGTAAACATACCAATCCAGATGCGCCGGCTTGATCCCGCGCGCCTTGCGCAGCGTTTCGGCTCGCATCCTGGCCTCGTCGGTGGCGCCTTTCATGTAAACGCCGGTCTCCACCGCCGTAAACCAGCAATCGCCCACCAAAACGCGCTCGAAATAGGCGTTCACGTAGTGCGAAAAGCGGTGCTCACGGTGGTTCACTCGTATCTCCAATTGCTACCAATGCAGACTTGCTTCCGCTCGGCCGCCCGGGCGACGTGTATCTCATGCATCTCGAGCCGCGTCGCCTTCCCGTAGTGGGCGATGTCGAGCTGGTCGATGTAGGTCTCCCATTTCTCGTCCCCGTATGGCCTGATATCAGACCAGAACCGGCCACACGGGGTATTGTCAGTCTTTGGCCGCACACACCGGCCCAGGACGAAGTCATGACCGGCTATCCTGACAGGCGGGATATCCTTCGCGGTTGGACCCCGAGCCGGCACAGCGCGTCAGTGAACGGCGGGCAGCGTCGTTACGGGCGCCACAACCACGGGCACCGCAGCCGCATTCGCCGGCGGCGTGGTCGGGATCGCCTGGAACAGAGCACACGCGGCAGCAACCGCGGTCGACGCAGCACCCGTCACCGCGACCGGCGCGCCCGCCAGGTTGGCCAGCACAAACACAGCCGGCAGCGCCGACCCGGCCGGCGACTGGCAGAACAGCGCACCTTGCGCGACGAACTTGTCCGCGGTCGTGTTGGTCTGCGCCGCCAACGCGCCCAACGTCAGCACCGCCTGCGCACCAGCCGTCACCTGCGCCGGGGTCGGCGTCGAGCTGCACCCCGATAGCGTCCCGCCGACCGCAGCGGCAAGAAGGACAGCCAGCGTCGTGAACTTGTGCGGGAAGCCACCCGACAGCGGCCCGCCCCGGTCCTTCGGCTGGAGGCTCCGCGGATAAGCTAGGACCGGCTCATCCAGGCTCGGATGGTGCTCCGTCACCTTGACCTTGATGCGGAACTCAGCCGGCAAGGCCGCGCCATCCGGCAGGTCCTCGTGGTCGAGATTCACCAGGAAGTCGGCCCTCGATTGCCGATCCCGCAGCATACGCGAAACCACGTCCATCGCGCCCTCCGGCGTCCGGCGTCCGCCACGCGTCAAGCCCATCAGCCAACTGACAATGCCCATTTTCAAGCCTCCAAAAGAACGCCCACCACATCGGTTTAGCCGGAGCCGTAGCCGTCGCCGTAGCCGTAGCCGTCGCCGGAGCCGGAGCCGTAGCCGTAGCCGTCGCCGTAGCCGTAGCCGTCGCCGGAGCCGGAGCCGGAGCCGTAGCCGTCGCCGTAGCCGTAGCCGTCGCCGGAGCCGGAGCCGTAGCCGTAGCCGTCGCCGTAGCCGGAGCCGTCGCCGGAGCCGTCGCCGACGCCTTCG